ACCGAAGGTTTTACGAAGACGTTTCATGAATAGAACGACATCGTTAGGACGGATAGAACCGTTTTCAGGTAGATTTTCATCAGAATAGGTAAGAGTTACGAAGCAATTTTTTTCATACAATGAAGCTTCGTGATGGCAACGAATTGCCCATTGTTTGGCATGATTAATGCGGCAGCCTAAGCATTGGCCGCAAGGAATTGAGAGTTTTTTCCATTCAGATAAACCAGATTTTTTTTGAAAGTCGTCAACGACTTGTTTTAATTGTTTAGGTGGTACAAAGCCCGGAATTTTACAAAATTTAAGTCTTTGTTTTTCTTTGGTGTTTTGAAAGGCAGTTAAAGGGTGATAGCATGGCATGGATAGTTCCTTTTTTTAGGCACCCTTGCAGGGGTGCCTTTTTTTTTGACTGACAGAGAAACAGAAGTGATTTTAGAGACGGATACCCCCACGCATAGGTTTAGTGGTAGGTAAGTTTTTTTTGTGAGTTTTAGAAGCAGTTTTAGTGAATAGTTTTTTAGATTTTTTAGAAGGGATTTTTTTTCGGTTTTTCATAGAGTTTTTTCCTTAGTTTTTTAGTTAGTTATAGCTCGTTTTCGACGACAGTTTGAGAGAGTTTTTAGAGGGGTTCCTTTCTTAGTAGTGTACTAGAGTGTTTCTTTTGGTGTCAGTCGTAACAGTTGTATCAAGAGAGTAACTGTTACGAAGCATCTTGGGTGCCAGAGTGCTTCAGGTTTTGACCCTTAGCAGGGGACTCCTCAGCCGAGGTATCGGCCGAGGTTGTTTGAGTAATTTGATCGGCTTTAAGTAAGCCTAAGATTTTCATTTCTTCGCGATTATTAGAGTCTTCGCAAAAGGCTAGGAATCGCTTAGGATCGTTGTTAAAACGATCGCGTACTTTTGCAGAGAGAGAGGCGAATTGGTCATTAGCATGGACGACAAGGCTCATAGCTTCTTGATAAGACATAACGTCTGAGAAGTCGCCATATTGAGGATTAGATTTGATCATATCTGGTAAGATTCCAGTTTGTTCAAATTTTTTCATGATGTTGTTGATATCGCAATCAGCCATCATAGATTGTTGGGTTTTAGATTTTTTAGTGAATTTTACAGTAGATTTTTGGTGTTTAGTGAAGTGATTTCTAGGTTTCATGGGTTTTTTCCTTTTAGTTAATGCCGATAGGGCGTTTGATTGGAGATTTAGATTTACCTTTAAGAAGGTTTTTGAACATACCTGCAGGAATGCCAAGGGCATCGGTAACGCGTTTAGTAGTGGCGTCTAGATAAAGTAATTTTCGATCAAGAGCATTTTTTTCAGCATCGAATTTTGATCGTTCTTGAATAGCAGGCATTTGAGATTCGATAACTTTAGTTTCGAGTTCAGTTTTTTTAGCGTTTGATTGAGTTAGTTGTTCTTGAGCGCGTGCAGCGGCTTCAGAAGCAGTATTTAAGTTAGCTTGAGAATCAACAGCTTTTAGTTCTTTAGCAAGTCGGCGAGTTTCCAAAGCAGAGGTGATGCCACGTCCAATAGAATCGGGGACGTCAGGCATAACACCAGAGGCAGCAGAACCGCCGCCAGAAGAAGCACCGCCTTGAGAAACAGCGAGCATGGGATTGTAACCAGCAAGTTCAAGGTCGCGTTTAGATCGTTGATAAGCAGAGTTCGACATATCAGTTTGCCAATTACGGTTGATTTCAGCTTGTTGTGCATTAAAAGCATTTGTTCGATCAGCGGCAGAGGCTTGTTGTGAACCCTGAAAGAGTCCACCTAACATGTTGCCTACGCCGCCAATAAGAGATGCGCCAATAAGAGGATCCATAAGTGTTCCTTAGAAGTGATCGATAAGACCAGGTACAGAATAGGTAGGCATTGGTCTAGCGGTTTTAAATTGAAAGTATACATCAAGTAAGAATTGAGGATAGCCCTCAGCAGTGACAGCGATAACGCGATCAACAGGAGGATTGTCTACAATAAATTCGGAAGTTAATTCAGGTAGAGATTCAAATTCTTGTGCTAAATGCCAGATATCAAGAGATTGAGCAAATGTAGAACGGAATTGCCCGGTAATTGTAGAAGGCTTATAACGATATTCAGCGAATCGTTCTTGATAGCCAAAGGCAACATCATCAGCGATATCAGTATCAATGAAGACGGTATTACCTTGAGCATAAATTTCCTTATTTAGTACGGCTTGTTCGCCGATATGAGATAAAGCAGGCCAATAGAAGTCCCATCGAGTACGACGAGACCACATACGGTTTAAACCTTGTTGATAGTTGAGATCGGCACGAATATTTACGAAGCCGATAATAAGAGAATGTTCAGTGAAGGATTTAGTGAAACCATGACCAGAAGCAGACATGGTAGCCATAGCGGCAAGATTACCTTGAGGAGAACCAGTCTCAGATGCAGAATTTTGAGGAATAGGTGTGAAATTAATTTGTTGAGAACCGCCGCCAAGATACTCAGGACGTTGAAGTCTAGCGTCGGGTGAAGTAACGCCGAAATGGCTTTTTATAATTTCAGTGTAACGAGTGCCGCCGCGAGCGTCACGTTCGTAGAGTTTTTGAAGTTGAAATGCTTGTCGTAAAGCATTGATAGTGGAAGCAGTAGCAGTTGAAAGATCAGCGATTAGACCACCATGAGGGTCAAACGACATAGCAGGATTACCAGAACCGGAAGAATAAACGGTTCCTGAAGTGGTAGCAGTAGTGCCATCAGGTACAACAGTATCGAGACCGGCACGGTGAGCAGTCCAGGTTGGTGCATCAG